AATATGTCCATCAGCTAAACTATTATAAATAATTTCGCGTAAATCATGATCAGACTGTTCATTTTCATTTTTAACATTAAATGCTCGTTCTAGTCTTGCTATACGATTTTCTAAAATATTTCTTTTCATATATTTACTTCTCATGTACTTACCTATAATTAATTACATATTAAAATCAAAATCATCTTCAGATGTTTCAGGTTCTTCACCACCAGAATTATCAGATTCAGAATCTTCACTATTACCAGAATTATCTTCAGGTTTTGTTAACTTATGAAGATTAAGTGAATCTATAATATCTTCATCATTTGATATACGATTCAATAATGCAGCAATTAGCTTTGACTTATCTGAATTCTCAAATATATTTTCATCAACATTCTTAATAAGATCAAGAATTGAAGTTGTAGTTTCAATTTCAGCTTTTTGAATGTCTGATAAACGAGTATCTTCAGCTGTAAGAATGCGTGGCATTTCAACGGTGAAGCTTGGTGGTAATATATTATGAATTGAACAGTACCAATATATTAAATCTCTTAAACCAGATTTAATAATACGTTGACATCGTTTAACAGTTCTTGCATAACGAATATCAAGCTGTGTTAATGTTGTGTCACCAATTCCACCAGGTGCTTCATCAGACTGTCCTAAAAATTGTTTAGGAACTTTTAATGCACCATAATAACGATCATCGAAATAATCAATATCAGCAAGTGCATTTACATTGACTTCACCGCCAACTTCCTGAACTGTAACAGCGCCCTGTCCATTTCTTACTGGAAAATAAACATTGCCACCAGTTAATATTGGTGAGGATCGTGAGCTAAAAACTTCAGTACTAACATTAATTGATTGCTTTGATGAAACTGCAGTTTTTAATTCACGAATCATTCGTGCTGTATCTTGTGAAGATGCAGAACCAACATCTACAGAAAATAAACGATAAAATGAACTACGTGTTAAACGTGCTAATATAAGTAAATCATCTAATAGCTGACGCTGTTTATAATATTGTCTTGCAGCTTCAAGAAATGAGGATCCATATTGAATATATGAATCTGAGCTTGCATCAATATATTCTCTATTAGCACGGTCTGATATAAAGTGAATATATGATCTTTCAGGCAAAAGCTTATCTGTATTGCTAGCGTCTTTAGTACTGCTTACAAGATAACCGAGTGGAACACCATATTTATAAATATGAACAACATCTTCTGGTTCAGCCATTGTAAAGTAATCACCAACTGAGTATTCTTTTCTATACTCAATATTTGAATAATTTGTATTTACATAGCATTCGCCAAAAGTAACGATATTAAATGCAAGCGGATATATAATATCATTAATCTTAAATTTATTTTTTAAAAATGATGTCATCATTTCAGCAAAATCTGGATTATCAGCAGATTCAACCCATGCAGCTAATCCAGTATCTTGATCTATTAATGAAGCATCTTCAGATATAAGTTCAACTGCTGAAAGTGTGACACCATCTTTTAACATTTCACGATAGTCTTTAATCTTTGAAAGACGATCATTTGAAAGTGCTCGTAGAGAGGATATTATATTGTTATCTCTATTCAAAAATATGTTTTCAAGTTTATCATCTCTAGCATCATTAGTATCTTTAACAACCTCTACTCGTGATGATAAACCGAACATATTTTTGAAAAATGATTTAAGACTCATTTATTTTACCTATAACTTATTTAATTTAAGCATAATAAATTAATTATATATAGCATATTGATATTATCAAGGATAATTCATTACATATGCTGTAACTGTTGGTGCTGGTAATAATGATTCATCAAATATTGCATTACCAGCAGTACTAGCATTAAAATTATATATAAAACGCACTGGTTTATACATATAAGTATTTGTAGCTGAATCATATTCATAATGAAAATGATACATGTCACTATAATCATAATCATACATTTGCTTAAAACCAACGATAACTTTGTTATGTGATGTACCATAAGTTTCTTCAATAGTATTACCACCATTAATACGAGTTATTTTTATATAATTATTTAATAAACCAAGTGGAAATACATGACATTTATCATCTGAGTTACTATTAAATAAATAGCATTGTGCTTCATAAATATTATATGGTGATATGCCAAAAGTTGAAATATATAAGTTATCCCAAGTATAGCTTGAGGCTCTATTTTGTAAACAAGCTCTTAAACTAGTAGCATTAATTAATGAAATACTGCCTGTAATTGTGTCAATATTATTAGTTTTATTAAATATAGCTACAAAATAATTATCATAAACGGCACATATTTTAGTATCATTAATTGGCTCCCAAAAATTTTCATATGCAGGATTCCAATTACTAAATTGACTTCCTGAAAAATAATAATTTGAACTTTGATCTACTTTAGCTTGTGAAGGGATAAATTTAGCATTATTATTTTTATTAAGTATATAAGCCTCATCACTAAAATCATCTGTAATCTTATAAAGATTATTAGGTATATAAAGATAGCTTACCTGTGCTGCAAATTTTCTATATGATAAAGCTGCATAACTACTGCTAACATTATAATATTTTTTTCTAACATATAATGATGCACAAGTGCCAAGCTTCTTAAAAAGAAACTTTTGAATGTCAAAAAAGCTGCTATTATTAGTGCTAAGTGAGCCATCTTTATAGTCTGTTTTATGAAATGAGACTATGTAATCTTGTGAGTAGTCAATTAAATCTTTCACAAATAAAGATTCCTTATCAAGCTTATTTTTATTGTATCTCTCATTTGCACGAATATAAAACTGATATTTTAACATATTAGTGTTGCCATCACTAGCATATGTATATGGAACACTTTGATAAAAAGGATATGATATAAAAAATCTATCATGGATATGTTTATGTGGACCATTATTTTGACTACTAGTGCACGTATCTTTTTTTGTAGTGTCTTTAAAACAGCATCTCATTGAAATTGGTATTGCATATTGCTGCCAATCAAGAGCATGTAACTTTTTTAATTTCTGTGGATCACTATCAGAAATATTATTAGGATCACCATTAGCAACCCACATAACTAATACAGTCTCACAATCTGTGAATGGTGGTCTATCATTTAAACAATATCTTAGTAAATTATATGGTATTTGAAGTGGTGGACAACCTGTATTAGCTTTATATTCATCTGGTGGTTCATATGAAATTTTTGTATTTATACTAGAATATCCCATAGAAGAATAAGTAAATTCTATACCGGAATTTTTTAATAAATCTAAAACAGCTTTAGCATGTGTTATAGAATAGCTACTATTATTAGGGTTAAGTGTATTCCATGCAATATAATTAACAATATTAGCCTGGCCTCCACCTGTGTCTGGTATAGCTGGAACTACTTTTGGAATATCTTTAATAGGTGTTATACTAATATAATTAGTAATGTTATTATTTATATATTTTAGCTGAGTACTACTATTATGAGTATCATCATAATATAAAATTCGTCTTGTTGCCTCTAAATCTATAAAGTCATGCTTAAGATCTTCAGAAAATTGTGAAGCCTCTTCTATAGCAAAAACTCGTTTAACGGTTCTAGTTTTTGTAGATCCGTTTAATGTAAATGTAGCTGTCGTAGTATCTTGAGAACCATATTTTTTAGCATCATCAGTGCTGTATGAAATTTTATATCTTATAAGTGGTGTATTTGTATCAGCTTCAAAAGTTGTACTACCAGTACTGGTAGTAGTACTAATTTTTTTAAAATAGCCACGATTATTGTCAGCTGGTATTATTTGTAATTTTCTTTCACCTAGATTAGCATTTAAATATGTATCTGATATAGTTTTATATGTAGCACTACTAATATCTGGTATAATTGGTTCACTGTCATCATAAGCAATGGCTTCACTACTAGCAGTCTCTTTATAGCAAATTTCACTAACAGTATATGTATTACCATCGCTATCTTCCCAATAAGCATAGCCAAAAGTACCAGCTTGATCGCCATACTGACAACCAGGAATGTCAAAATATGATTGTGTGAATACACGTCGCTCAGAATTTCCAGCTGGACTTTGTTTTGTAATACCTTTACCAATTGGATAAGTTGATGCACTTGTATCAAAAGCTTTTTTTAAAGCGGCAGATACTTTAAACATAAAGTATTTCCAAGTGGCAGACATATACCAACTGCTATGAAAATGTTCATGAACAATTTTATTTCGTAAATTAGATTTGCTTATTACTTCTTCTGGTAAAGTAAAACTATAATAAAAATCGCCTGATGATATCATGAGCGAACAATATACTATTTTTCTTTCTCCACTATAATTTTGTATGTCATTGCTATCAAATTTTGTCCACATAGTGGACGTTAAACCAACTTCTGGTGAATGTGATACTATTAACGACATACCACCTGTTTGTGGTGGATCGTGATCCCAGTAATTTCTAAGACTAAAATATTTTGGTAAATCTTTCCAATAATCTACAAATTTTTTTATTGTATCTTTTTTCTCAGATGTCCAATCGTTAGTTCCATTAGTATACATAGAAACTGGATTAGCTGATGTTAACTGATCATACGTAATTACACGAGATGGACACTCATTACATAAAGCTCTAACTTCGCCTTTCTGATCTACACCATCACTATTTAGAACAAAATTATTGCCGTTATTACTAAGATTATTATAATCAGGGAATATAAATTTATAGTATACTTCACTTCTTTGCATATATAACTCATTTTCTAAATAATAAGGTTAATCGTCTAAATTGTCATTATATAATAAATCATAATTAAAAACTTTATTAGATGTTGTCCAATATGGTGATTTTGGAATATGCTGTACACAATAACCATTTCGATAAGCACTATCCCATTGGTCTTTAATTTTAATTATATTTTTTGTTTCTTCCCAAGCCTGATATTCATCGCTGTCTTCTATAAATTTAATTGCAAATGATCCAGACTCAAATGCAGGTGTACCAATATGTTCAACAACTGCAGAGTCATTATCTTTTACTGTAACACTAAATGATCTAGTTAAACCATTATATCTGTTATCGCTAGTGCTATTTGCTTGAATACTAACAGTACCAGTAATGTCACCGTTTACATCAGAATCATCTTTAGCTCTAAAATATACTATTTGCTCACTATCCCAATTTAATGTTGTAAATGTTAATGATATTGAATTAGTTGTTGATGATACTGAATTACCAATATATAATCTATTATTAGCAACATTTGAATTAATATTTAATATAACATTTGCTGTTGGTTTATGTGATAGCTTAAATGTACGTGTAAAGTGCACGCCTTCTATAATAGTCTCTGATGAGACAGAGCATACAATACCAACAGTAATAGTAGCTTCAATGTATTGTAAAGCGGCTGTTATATCATCTTTAAGAATATAAGTATCTCCAAAATTATAATTTGTTGATCCAATCTTCCAACAAGATAAAGTATATGTCTTTGTTCTATCTGCATTATAATATGTATTAGATAATGTTGTTAATGTAATTGAATCACCACTATATGCTGGTATAGCAGCTGGCCAACTAACAACACTACCTGATTCATTATATAATGTAACATCTGCTGGTTTTGTATATGTTAATGTAACACTGGCTATATCACATTTTAGTTCAGCTATTGTATTATCAAAGATATGATATGAAGAACCTGGATTATATTGTTCACCATTTATAGTCCATTTTTTAGCTTCAAATTTTATACCAGATGTATTATAATAATATTGACTACTAAATGTTGCTAATGTAATTGAATCGCCACTTTGTGCTTGTGCAGCAGTTGGTAAAATAAAATCTAAAGTAGCATAATTTGATTTCTGATATGTTAATGTAACTGTAGCTTTTTCAAATTCAAGTTGTGCAACAGCATTACTATCATTAAATACATATTCATCATTAAAATTATAATTTGTTGATCCAATCTTCCAACCAGTAGCATTATATTTAATTCCATCACTATCAGTATATAGACCACATGAAACTGATGGTAAATTCCAATGAGTACCACTTACAGCTGTTATTTTATTGCCTAATGCAGGTAATGATACATCTATTATGTCTGAATAGACATCATTTTTAAACTGAATTGAATTTATAACAGGTAATTCATCAGATTTTTTACTATAGCATAGCTGATTATTTAATGCTGCATATAATGAATTTGTTATTACCCAGTTTATAATTTTAACAGGTCTATCTAAATATGTTCCTGATTCTATAGAATATAATTCGTTATTATCACTTTGTACTGGTATATTAGTAGTAATATTATCATTAACACTATTAATATCAGAACCAAAAGCAACAATCATAGCATTCCGATTGCTAGTTGCATTATATACAGAATCAATCTCAAATTCTGGCTTATAATTATATACGCCTAATCTAAATTTATTTGGATTTCTTTGAGGAACTGAATCAGTGGCATCAACAATTTTAGCTTGTTTGTATCTAGTAGATGGTATAGTTTTTAATATATCATATGTAATAGGTGGTATGTCTACATATGATGTAGATGGACTATGCCAATTAGCTGAAATATGATTGCTAAAGTCGTATGCCCAGAAGAAGTCTGATGTTATGCTATCATTTTCACAATATTTCATATAGCCAATTAATGGTTTCAAATCATTATGTAAACCAGATAATGTATCATTATAATGATTATATATATAATATATATCATCTAGTTTTAAATTTTCACCATTATATAATGTATTAATTATAGTACACTTAAATTCAGGTGAACATGATGAGCTAATAATATCATTAATTATAATTTTATTATCTGTATACAGATATATACAGTAATTAACTTTAAATGTATCATATGTACTATTAATGCTTGATTCTATAATAGCAATATCATTTCCAACTAATTTATAAATAATATTAAATAAGAATTTTTCTGGTTTACCAAGAGATTGATCATCTTGTAATTCAGCAATATTATTAAGTGTAAAATAGCCATTATTGCCATTATTATATAAATGAGTAAGTATATCAGTATACTGGTCCAATATATCATCATTTGTATTATTAGAGATTATTTTTAATAGCTCTATAAATAGATGCTTATTATATTCACCAGTAAATATTTTATCTATGCACTTATTTCTTTTTATATTATCACTAATATCACAAATAAGCTGAAGTGAAACATCATGACTATCATATAATAACTTAACTATTTCAGCATATAAAATACTACTATGAAAATTTAATAATGTATTAAGTTTATTTGTCTGATCTGATATATTAAATGGTATATATGACTTTCTGTATAAAAATGCAATTATACGTTTACACTTTTTTTCAAAAAACTCTGTTAGATGCACCGCATAACAGGTTTCTGAATCATTATACTTTGGTAATAATAAATTGAATAAGTTTGTTTTATTCTCTTTTTCTATATATTCTATTATATAATATTTTATATAGTCTTGATCACCAGGATAGCCATATTCATATTTGTCTTCTGTACCATCTTCTTTGTCTGCTTTTACATAATAATCATATATATGCTCAGCAGTAACAAGTGTAATTAAAACTTTATTAATCTTTCTATTAGCTTTTTCATGAAAATACACTTCTAATAATTTATCAATAAAGTCATGACTTGGGACTTGACCATCGAGTAATAGCGGTAAAAGATCAGTGTCTTGTGATTCTAGTGCAACATCAAATGCAGATAAATCATCATTATTCTTTATAAAAATTTGATCCGGATCATCATCATCAATAGTACTTATATCATTAAAATGACCACAATTCTTACGAAGATGTACTACAGACTCATGACAATCAGCAACGCAAGCTAATAAGATTAATGTATTTCCATTATCATCTGTAATGTCATTATAATTAGGTTTTATAGAACCTTCAGGTACTTTTGGAATAAGTTTAATTAAAATATCAGCTTTTGGTAAAGCTGCAGCATATAGCCGATCAGCTTCGTTTTTATCATCACAATTTTTATAATGTAAATCACCAGGAAATTGCTGTGGCGGAAATTTTGGGCCAAATCCTTTAGTTATCTGGTTTACTTTATTATATTTATAGCTTTCTTTAGTATATTCATTCCATAATGGAACAGAAGTATACATAATATATTCATCAGCATTAATAGGATCACCATAATGATCTAGCTTTGGGATTTGGTTACCATCTTCATCTTTTAAAATATACTCATAATAATTAGATCTAAGTACATCTACAGCATCAGCATTCATTGCAAGACATGCAACACCAATTGGTGATCTACCTTTACTTATATCATTATCAACATCAATAAATGGATTGCTTTTATCATTAGTTTTAGGTTTATTAAAAGTATATAACTCCATTATATGGGCAATACATTCTAAAGGTGCACTATTTAATACAGCTGCACCTAATGGTGTATAACCATCAGAATCTTTTTCTTTATTATTTTTAGTATATTTTGACCACCATTCATCAATAACTTCTATTGATGCAAAGTCTTCTGGTGCAAATTTATTATTGTCTTTGTAAGCCATAAGCTGACCTCGTTATATAATAGTAATCCCTATATAGATAATTGATAATCTATATAGGGATTTATATTATATTTTATTTTTAACTATTCATCAGATGAATCATCTTGTTCTTCAACATCATCTGGATCATATGTTACATCTTGTGATAATTCAGCAGCTGAATCTACAACCTCATCATCTTCATTTGGAATTAATGCGATTCCACCTAAACTATCAGCAACTTCTGCAAAGTATTCAAAATGATCTTTAATAAATGTTTCAAGATCATCTTTAGGTACTAAAACATCTTCACCTTGATATTTAACATTCCAACCTTTTCGTGGAACTCGTTCAACAACATGATGATATTCAAGCACCTGACGAATAGCGCCAGCATTTGAAATACCTTTACCAAAATGTATTGAAATTATCTTTTTCAACATTGGACGTGCGTATCTGTTTTTATCAGTCCAAATTGCAAGATCAGCTCCATAAGGTACAGGTTTTTCATAGCCCTCTAATGTTTGTTCAAGCATTTTTATTTTTTTAAGCATAACTCGAACATCCATATAATAGCCAAGTGCCTGACCGCCTGCTTGTGCTAATTTTGTTACTTGTCCATATCCCATTGCAATCTTTGTTCTTAGCTGATTTACAAATATTACAGTTTTATTTGAATTCTTAAATCTTGCTTTAAACTTCTGCATGAAATTTGACTGTGCACGCGCAGCAACACCAGGCTCATTCATTTCGTCTACATTCTTTTCAGTTAATCTTGCTGGAACTGTTGCTGTGATACTGTCATAAATAATAAGTGCTACATCAGGATCATTAATTACTTTACAAAGAAAATCATCAACTTCACCATATGTCTGTAAACGTACAGGAATGAACAACATATCATCAACATACTGTCTCATTCCAAAACAATCAATCTGATTTCCATTTAAACCTGATTCAGTGTCAATGTAAATTACTCGTTTGCCCTGTGAACAGTATTTCTTTGAAATATGTAAACACATTGTAGATTTGCCACAACCAGATTCAGATGCAATTTCAATAAATGTGCCTTCAGGAATTCCACGGCCATTTGATACAATGGAGTCAAAAATAATGCTTCCGCTAGGCCAAAATGTCTCTTCTTTTGTGGTTAAATCCATCAATTCAGAATATAATGAAGTAAAGTCTGATTTCTTTGTTTTAGTAGTTTTTTCTTCTTTAACTTTTGCCATACTTATATGCTCCAATAAAACTTAGCTGTAAAGTCTACATGTATTATATACGTCTATAATATACTATAATGAACTATAAACCAAAAATATCATCATCTAAATCTGAAATAATATTTGTGCCTGCTGACTTTTGTGAAATTTCACATGAAGCAAGTGAATCTACTAAATCAGCTGATAATTCAGACTCATCTACAGATGCATCGCCACCAAATGAATATACTTCAGGCTCAATGTCAACAGGTGTAGGTGGAACATTTTGTCCATATCGTGTTTTAAGTACTTGTACATAAGCTTGTTTTGCAATCTTCATATCATCATTTGCAAATACAGTCATTACAATAGATGAAAATCGTTCAAGCTCATTTGAATCTGATAGAGCCGTTAAATTATAACCTTCTACTTGTGTATTAAGTGATTTATTTTTATCATTTGGTCTTGTTACTAATGATAATTTTCTAAATGATGTGGCTGCAGCTTTATAACCAGATCTATTTGTCTGAGCTAGCAATACCATCGTTACTTGTCTTTTTTGATTTTTATTTTGTCTAAAATCTACTGTTAACTCACCAAAAAATGATACATATTTATTAATAATAGCGCCTGTGTTATTACCATTATATAATGGGCTTCTTAATGCAAGTTCACCAACATGATCTACAAATACAGCATCAATTGGTTTTTCATCATCTAGCTGATAAAGTATATCGATAAATTCGCTCTCTGAATATGTCTTAAATCTAGATCGATCTATTATATGGAAATTTGGTGCAATTGACTTCTGATATTCTGGTTCTAATACATCACATAAAAAGTTTAATTCGTCTTCATACAATTTATTTTGTCTAATTTTCTGATGTTCAATTGGATGATAACCCATTCTTGTAAAACGATTATCATTTGAAAATAGACTTAATATAGAGTATTCAAGCTGATCTTCAGCAACCTCTAATGAAATGTATGCAATGTTCTTACCTTCAAGAGCATTTTTTACAGCCATATTTACAGCCCATGTTGTATTATGTGTAACAAAGCCGTTTAATAGGTATGTTGGTGAACCTTCAACAGTTAAATCATACATATAACAACTGGACTGTTCAATATTAGTAACTGGTTGCCATGTTAATTCAGCGCTTAAAATCTCGTTGAAATAATCTGATTCTAAAAATATTGGATAATTTTTGCAAACTTGCTTAATTTTTTCAAAGCAACAGTTGCTATGTGATGTACCAAATCTACCAAATAGCTTGTAGTCTTGTCTATTTAAAAGTAACTTTTTATCATTTTTAACTTTTAAAAATTGACTACGTGTTGGAAATGGTCTATTAGTATATTTAATAGGATCAATAATTTCATTTTTATTTGCTTTAAATGTTACATTCTTCACAATACTAATAAATCTATTTCTTGATGTAGCATCTGTAATAGATAAATGATAAGCATCGCTGACTTGATGATGTAATGTTGAAGAAATTCCCATACCTGATAAAAGTCTACTTAAGCAAACTAAAAATTGTTTATTTGATAATGTAAATCCAAGATTACTATTTCCTGAGCAACCATCAGTCTCATATAGACCAACAATAAAAGCTTTCCAACATTCTCTGCTAAGATAATATAATTTATTTGGAAATACTTTTGTCTTTGATGTTTTACCAATAAAATCTTTTAGTTCATCTCTAGTAGCATATTTATTATATGCTCTTAAATTAAAGAGTGACTTATGATCATATTTTCTTGGTGCTGAAATTGTTTTTGAATACTTAGTAAAGTATTTACTAAATAATCTCTCTGATTCTATTTGATCTAATGTATCGCATGCACCGCATAAATAATATGTATCACTTGTATGACCACCATCGCCGCACATTTGACCGTATAATCTCCAAAAATCAGGATCATCATCAATACCTGTATGATTAGATTCTTTAAGAGATTGTGCTATTTTATCACCGATTTGTAAATGTTTAGCTTCTTTCCAAACTAATTCGCCATTATCGGTTAAAACTCTAAATTTATGTACAGGTGATGTTTCAACAGGTATACCATTAATTGAAATTATATAGGAATCTTTATGTCCTTCATCATGAACTGCAATTAACTTTTTAAAACCATATTCAGATTGAACCATTAAATCAGAATTTACACCAATATTATAAATTTCTTTAATAGTTAACATTCCACGGTTTGTTAAAATACGTTCATTTTCTGAAACACATTTAAATGATCCTGTAAAGCCTGCTAACGTACACATAGCGCCTTTTGGAATTGAACTAATATCATCATCAATTTGATCTACAAAAGTTTTTAAGCCAGCACTATCCTTCATATTCTTAGTATATTTTTCACGAAAAGACAAGTGCTCTTCTTCAGCAACCGTTTCAAAATTTGCATGCTTACGAATAGTTTCAGCCATCTCTGGTGAAATACCATCTACGGCGGCTTCAGTTGCTAATTTATATAATAGCTTTGATTTATTTATATTCTGATGTTTCGTTATAAATTGTTTTCTATAATATCGAAAATCAGAAATTGAAAAAGCTTCAAATTCATCTAGCTGATTTCTATACTGTGGAAACTTTAATAAGAAAATTTCAGCTGTTGGAAATTGTTTATTGTGGTCAAATTCTTTGCTTAAATAATTAAATACATCTCTCTCATCAGGTGATAAAATATTACTATTCTCTTTTGCAAGAATAATTTGAAGCTCGTTATAAAATTCTGTGTCTGAATTTCCAAGTAAAGATTTTACTATTTGAATCATCTTTATAACTCTAATGTAATTAATAAATTAAAAGTCCTAGACAAATATATTTTATATACATCATCTAGGACTTAATGGTAAATAATTTTATTATCTAGCGACAGAATTTATCATTGGCTCAAATTTATTAAGTAGTGTATTTAATCTATCGGCGTATGAACTAATTTTACGTGAAGTATCTTTTAATGTAACAAAATGCTCTTTTGACATTGGAGCAAGTTTAGTAATGTTTCCATCTTCATCATTTTCATCAACACTAAGATAGCCTGATAAATGGTCTTCAAATTCAATATAAGTCTTAATTGTTGAAATTAAGCACTCACATTCATTAAGAAAACCACAATACTCTGCATTTGAAACTGTCATAGTTTATTCTCCATTGTTTGTTAGTATATATGTCATATACCCTATGTATACACCATAAATACCACCAAGTTATATAATTAAGTACAACCACAATTTCCTATTGTTGTGATTGAACTCGATGCATTTTCTTCAAGATAACCATCAAATGATATAAATTCTTGATCTGAATATTTAGCTAAATGAAGTGTACCGTCTTCATCTGCAGCTGATAATGCAATAAATAATCCCCATTTACCGCATGGTGTTTGAAGTAAAAGTATATCACCTTTTTCAATATCAGCTGCATCAGATTCAGTTGGTAGTTTGTATATTTTGCTATATTTTGCTTTATTGTCTAATAAAACGTGATTTGAATAATCACGGGTATAATCAAGCGACATTATATTTCATACCTCCAATTAAAAATTTTTATGCATATCATTTTGATACTGAACATTATTATCAAAATAATTTCATATAGTGTGTATGAATATTTTTGTGGAATAATATAGTTATTAGTACTATTATAAATAGCTGGGTGATATGAAGTATAATGAATTTCAGAATTTAACTGTTCAGAAAGATAATGATCTAAAAATCTAGTTTGTATTTTAACTGAATCAACCGATTGTACAAAGCATTGACATGTAGAATTATTTATACCAAAGTTTACATCTTTACATGGATATATAATTAATTTGTCTTCTAATCCTATTTTGAATAGTAAAGACATCATCTGTGATGCAAATGGTCTATCATCAAAATAATCAAGAATGATAATCTGTTTATTTGAAAGTAATAATATTAAACATTCAATAAGACACAAATCATCATCTGATAAATCAGAAAAATGCAACCACAACAAATGATTTTTATCAAAAAAGTTCAAGTACTCAGTAAATTTTTTAATGTTATAATACTTACTGATGTACCGAAATATATTTTTATATTTATTGTAATCTCTTACTAAATATGCAATAAATGTATTTGAATATGATTGTTTATCTGAATAGTTAATAGTATAAAATGAGTGCTTAAGCTTTAAAATAAAATCGTCTGTATATTTACTATCAGTTGAATATACAGACATAACATTTCGTGTTATTAATCTAATATGTAATTTATCATCAATTAAATCTGCAATCATTTTATAATCATATAATTATTCTGATGTATCATCATCTTCTGTATCAGTTAAAGCATTCTTTAATTCAAGAAGTGTTTGATTACTTAAGCCTTTAAGAAGATTATAAACTTCATCCATACGTGCTGTATTATCAGTATCAACAGCTTGCTTTGAAACTTGACCGCAAATAGTCATAATTTCAGCCTGTGCCTTCTTTGCTTCTTTATAACGTGCATTAAGCTCTTTAATATCAAGCTTGTCTACATTTACATTATATAAGCGATCTTCAGCGGCTGAAATAAACTTATTTAATGTATTTAATCGTGTTAAAGATGCAGCTGAATAATATGAAAGATATGATGTAAGCTTTCTAGCTAATAATGTTAAATTGCTTGACAGTTCAACTGGAATATCTGCAACAACAGCTGCATCAATTACATCAAATGCAGAATCATTCTTTTTATGCTCGACTTTTACAATCTGAGAAATGTTATCATCTTTAACATTAGCATCATTACTCATAATAAATGTAATCCGTATTAAATAATTTCTTGTGAATTTAAAATTCGTTTAATTGAACTTTCAGATTTACCATACTTATTAGCTAATTCTGAAATTGTTAATCCATCTGAATAATCAGCAATAACTTCATCATCAATCAAAAGATTTTTTACTAATGTTGTTGATGGAATATCTAGCTTATCTTCCTGAAACACATCTAAGAATGCTAAAAATTTATCACCAAGTAATTGATATAATGTATTAAAATAATTTTGACCTGAAATAGAATCTAATTTATTTGCAAGATTTTCAATTTGATCTTCAGTATAATAGTCATATATTGATAATAAATCGCATGGTGATTTCATATTTTTAACCTCTGAATAAGTTGCCCAATCATTAATTGAATTATTTGAATCATTAATAGTATATTTTACATTCTTAGCATTTGGCTTATAAAGATTCCAAGCTTTTAATGATATTGTCCTGAAATCGTCTATTGAATTAATAGAAAGATCTTGCAAGTCGAGAACATCGTGCTTTATACTATTTGTTTTAGGATATACAACAACAAGATCTAAAATTTCATCGTCAGTACTTACTAGCTTATTTGATCTGAAAATGAAATTCGATAATGTATTTCTTATTCGTGTGAATAAGACATTACGAACATTTTGCATATTTTTATATGCACCAGAATCAATCGTCTTTTGAAAAAAAGACACTGCATCTGTAATAGCCAATGAAACTAAGTCATCTTTATCGAATAAAGTAAAATATTTTGCAAAATACTTTGCAACAACTACTTTTGCCAATGTTTCAATATAATCCCAGCAAAACTTATTAGGTTTACCATCTGTAACAAATTCTTCTGACTTTGGGATTACCTGTTTTGGACTACTTGATTTTGTTCTTGCCATAATATAATATATGTCTCCAATATAATTGTTATTATGCTATATTTGTATTTACTATTATAATATACAAAGCATATCAGCTAAACTAAACATTTAGCATAAGACATTTAATTAAAGATACATAATAATCGTAATCTTCAATATTACCATTATGTAAACAATCAAGAATTTCACCAAAGTCTTTAAGAGGTTTACCATCTAACGATATAGGTGGTTTTAAACGCTTAATATGAAAATCTTTTCCAGAATGTTTATAACACAGATTATGAAACGCATTTTCGCCAGCATCGTCATTATCAAATGCACAATAACATGTTGAACATGTGCCTTTTATAAAATTTAAACAATTAGCTGAAACAGATACACCATTTGTAGCTATTACAAATGGATAAAATGTTCTTAAAAAATCTGAATCTAAAGCAGATTCTACAATTATCCATGGTTGATAAAATTGTTTTTTATTTACACCAGCACCATAAGGAATATAATTGCATTTTGTATAATTTCTAAATTGCTTCTGAGATATTGATCTAACTACAAACCCAATTACCTCAGAATTCAGTATATTTGGCATCACAATGCACTTACCCTGGTCAATTACAAATTGCCTCATAAACGGGTCTAATTCGCTATTTTTGAAGACTTCGTAACCAGTAATAAGTTTATATGGGTTACCATTGAAATGTGAGAATGTGGCATATTTATTGTACAATAAATCGATCTTTGGGAGTGAGTTAAAATAGCTTGTGAGATCCATATTTTAACCTGCATTAGTCAATACAGATTCCTGTAATGTAAATTTGCCTTTATCTGCAATATAGATTCTATCGCCGTATTCTATAAACTTATTATCATGTGTAATAAGTACAATAGACAAATTTGTTTCATCACATAATGTATGAAGAAATTCCATAAATGTTGGAACATATTGTTTTGACAGCTGACTAAATTGTTCATCTAAGAATAAGTATTTAGACACTGTGGGTAAATTTATAATAAAGAAAATCTGAATAATAGATGCAATAACAACTAATATACCGCCAGCTATGTTAGAATCTTTAACTGGTAAAAGATTTCCATTATCATTTAACAACAATTCAACACATTTAGAATTACGTTTATCAACTACATTAATCTGTATAGAATAATTCCTATCATAAAAAATCTTTTTCAAACCAATTGTCAATAAGTCTTCTAACTTCTTGAGAAGAGAGATAGAAAATTTACTAATAATATCATCAATAATTGGTTTACAAAGTTTTAATGTATCTCGCTCAGACTCTAATATAGAAAGTGTTTGATTTATATCAGAAATTGATTCTTTTACAGTTTTAATAGATGATTGAATCCCTCGATATTTTATTAATAAATCGGTTATATTATTTTCTAATGTCTGATCAATCATTAAATTCATAATTGATTATTCCCAATATACATAAGCTGTTTTTGTGTCTACATTAATAACAACTTTTACTGAGTTCATATCTTTAACTTTTAAACCGGGCATATATGAAATAGAATAATCAGAGAAGAATGAATGATCTACGAAATAATTGTAATCTACTGTGAACATCTGCTGTAATCTCCAATAAATTTAAATGTAAATTACTAAAATAAATGAACTATTTATTATTAAAATATACAAATAAACTGCAATTTTCTTAGACTTACAACCAAATAATCGCGGAGTTTCACAAAAATTTTCATTTATTAAGAGTGAGTATTTATTCAATTTAAATTGAATGATACAAGTGTTATGTAACGCGGCAACGCCGCTAAACTGTACTTTTGTATAAATGAATATGATAATTGAATTTCATTATAATAAAATAAATAATATATTATATATATAATAAATAAAATAAATTAATTATTATTATTATTATTATTATTATTATTATTATTATTATTATTATTATTATTATTATTATTATTATTATTATTATTATTATTATTATTATTATTATTATTATTATTATTATTATAAGATTGAAATAACAATAATAATAACAAACTATTTAACAATAACATACTCAATAAAATAAAATTTGTTTCAATAAAATTCTTCTCATAAATGTTCTCTTAATAAATGCATTCAAAAATTTTTTAAATCACCAATTTAAATTTTGATCATTTATTAAACATACAAACACACATTATGTACCACAAGTTGACTGCATGTGAATGTGCTTATGCTACTCTCTAATCCAACGATTAAAGTAACCCACAATGATGCTTCTCAGGTATGATAACCCGGCAAATCAAAGTACAGGAAATCAGCGAAGTTATTGTTTCGATCAGGTTAAGAATTTCGAAATTTATGTTTAGCACTTAGATCATAATTTGCAAATTAAGATTCAGTGAATCAGCAAAAGATACAGCTCAAAGTTCTAACCATTAATTACATCATTAATATAATGATCATAATTATGATTATTATGATTATCGTTATTAAGATTATAATTATTATGATTATTATAGTTATTATGATTATTTTTAAAAAGATTTTTAAAATTTTTCCTACTATATTTTTATCGACACCTTCAGGACAGCTGACCAAGGACGCCAGTTCGACATGGTATTATTATGAGCCACTTCAGTAATTCCACAAACAGACGGCACACAATTTATTTCGCTTAAGACTGAAATAAATCACTGAACTTTACTATCGCAATAATAAAATTTTCTGTTGCGTAAATCATTACCTACTATATTTGGCTCTACCATATTGTCTTATGGATTCGATCACTTTAATGATCTTATTTGCTTGTATTGAATCTGCGGGATTTGTTTTATCGTATATAACCCTTAAGAAGTATCAATAAAAGTTCTACACCCACGCTCAAGAAGTCACTGTAATGAATCTATCATTCAATCCGCGATGAATGATAGTATGAATAATTCATTTAAATAGTACTATTTAGTATTATATACGTAGCTAGCCAACTTAATTTAACTTTATTTAAAATTTATTTTCTGTTCATAATCATTCAATATATAAAAATAAATCCTAGTGACGATTGCATGTCATCACTAGGATTTTAATCGCTAATCATTAATTCAGTTATTAGCAAACTGTCATACCGATCTAGAACAGTATGAAGCAACTCATTCGTCGCCATCGGATGATAGGGTTTGAACCTATACCTTTATTGCCACAGTATTGTTGGCTATCAATAATGCTCTTACCAGATTAAGCTACATTCGATAATTATTTGATATAAAAGAAAAGCCATTACTATAGTAATGGCTTTATTATTAAATTATCTTCAGGGACATGTAACTTTTCACTGAACTTAATCAGCTACAAGGCATTCGCAAATACAGTCTATTTCCTTCGTAAGATAATTTATAAATCTGATGCATCACCTTAATTGGCAATCCGGATTATCACCCACTAGTAAATGACCTCTAGAAAGTCTCCTAGCTGTTAAAGGACTACTCGTTAGAATAGTAGGTGTTCCAAATATAATTCTAATCACACTAAATTATTTATGTAACATAAATTTTTCAAGTCTTTTAATTCTTGACTCTAATTTATTTCGCTTTAATGATTCATCATAGTCTTCATCTTTAGGTGAAAATATATCATCACACTCAAATGCAATAAAATCATTAACTTTTGTATCTTCTGGAATTTCATCTTGAAATACATCTATAAGTGTGTCCCAAGCAGCTAATTGTTGTTCTTCAGTTGCAAAATCCCAATTATCAATCGCATTACCCCATAAAAAATCGCCCATATCATCAAATGTGAGCTCATGTTTTATATACATATTATTACCTCTAAAATTAAAGTCTATTGTAATATTTACCAATTACTTTAAATTTATATAGTTTATATAATGTAAATATGGCTATGATTATTTTTACATTCATACATATTTAATGTTTTAAGCACAAAAATTACCCATATCACTATGGGTTGCCATAATCCTAAATAACTGTGTACTTAAGTTACATACAGGAATTATGGTCTTTTTGAATCTCATGTTTGAGCATTGTTCAAATCACAGAATAAGAGGCTTAGAGATTACTATCAGTTAATATATACTTATTAATAATAAGCAATTTAACTATCTAGGAATTTTTTCTTTTTTAAATCCATGGATTTTATACTCTGAAAGCTCATCATATGAATGTTCATTTTTAATTTGATTCTTTCGTCGTTTGAAATCATTTGATTTATTGCGATTATTGTTCTCAGAAAAATTTTCCTTTTTAAAAGATTTTCCCATAGTTCTATTTACTTTATATTCCTATTAAGTTATCGGCTACATATATCAATGTTAGCCTGTGTGTTATCATCAAAGATAATAAGCATATTATTATCTTTTATCATTGCATCAGATATATAGATATTAATCTCTTTTGACTTTTTATCTTGAAATAATTTTAATACTTTTAATAAAGCATGCGCCGGAATTTCAGCCTCATTAGTAACATCTTCAACAGTACCAATCTGTTTACTTTTTATTGATGATACATGCTTTGCAGCTAATATATTTTTAACTGATATTTTTAATGTACCATCTTTAACTGTTACACCAAGGATCTTTTTTGATGCTGAATACTCTTCAGCAAACACACATATCTTATACAAATCATCACAGTCAATTTTAATGTAGTTTTCTAATTTGTCATAATATGTTACACTAACTGGTGGTATATCAGCTGTTATTACAGCATATTTAAATTTAGGTCCAATAAATACAGTTTTTTCTACAGCTGACTCAACTTTTTCTACAGAAAGATCAAAATTATCTTTTAATAACGATTTTAGTAGATTTGCATCATCTCTATGTAGAGTCATATTAACAAATTTATCTTTTGTAATTACATATGATCTACGAGATGTTGTTGTCATACTTGATTCATTAAACTGAATATACATATCGCGTGCATATGTATAATCTTGCGTATAGCCAACAACAGAATTAATTGCATTTCTTAATTTAACTGAATTGATTGTACCAATTTCAGATACTGTGCCATCTAAAATATATTTACTTGTATCAACTTCAACAACTCTAAATGGTAACCAACCGCCGCCAATAATATTAAATTCATACTGTGATAAATTTTTTCTAATTATAAATTTGTCACTATTAGCACATTTAACCAAAGCAATTAAATCATTTATTGATACAGCAATATAGTCGTCAATCATATTGCTATTATTAAATAAATCAACTTTATACTCAATATAATTAGATGTATCATCTATTGCTCTACATACTAGTTGGTTATCCTCTACATGCAGAAGAGCAATCTTTGCTAAATTTGATTTAGCTCTGGCATTCATTGTTTTTGCAAATGAAATGAAATTTGTAAAATCATCTCCATTAAAATAAAGATGCATACTATTAGATTCACACATACTTTAAGCTCCAATTAAATCTAAATATTTAGCTATTTTTGATCTACATTCAATAGGAATTTGTAAGCTGCTAAAATAACTACGGATGTCCATATCTGATGATGAATATGAACTCGTAATAAATCCAATTAAATCTTTCATAGAAAATATTTGCTGATTATTTGATGCTGAACTTTCAACAAATATTTCAGATGCACTTTTACAAGCAACTTCTAAATAAGCTGCTTTACATTTTGTACAATTAAATATTAATATACGCGGTATTCGCGTTTTATTATATGGTTCTGATGTATTTCTTGACAAAGAACCTGGAATATATAAAGTTGTATTTCCTATAATTTGAGTATCACAAGGTGCATGGAAATGACCTAAAACCATTGTATCATAGTTTAAATTAACAACATCATCATGACTTAATGAATAATCATCTAATGAAAATTCGTAGTACCTATGAGCTATGCACACTTCATAATTATCAGACTGCTTTTTACAAATTTCATCTGGGTAATTAAAACATCTAAATATTGTTTTATCAATAAGTAATTCATTTGGAGCAAGTTTTACGTAATCAGTTGCTAATAGAATTCCCAATGCAGTAGACTCTAGAGTGTCCATTCTATTATTTTTAATATCGTGATTACCAACAATAGTGTATACTGTAATTCCTTTATCACGTATTCTTTTAAATGTATTTATAACTACTGCAAGATATGGTAATGATGTAGATGGTGCATCAAATACATCACCCAATAGAATAAATTTATTACAGTGATATTGACTAGCAATATTTGATAAATATTCTAATTTATTTAGAATAGTAATTGGATAATTATCACATCGAGATACTGGAGAATTACATTTAAGGTGCATATCCCCAATAATAAATACATTCTGCATTATAAAACCTTAATCTTATTATATTGCTCATTAATAGAATTCAATTCATCTGTTAATTTAGATGTTAAATCACTAATAATTTTTTCAACTGATTCTACCGTAGATAAATCATATTCAGGATATTTGTCCTGAATTGTTTTAATATCTGTATTTAATTGTTCAAGCTTTGCTTCATATTTTAGCTTTTCAGCTGTTAATTCAGAGTGTTTTGTTTTAAGTTCATTAAATTTAACAATAAGCTCATCATTATTCATTACTATTCTCCATTAGAGATAAAAATAATCCCTAAGCATTTATTAAATACCTAGGGATTTATACAATGCTCAATGTATAATATACATTGAAATATGCTCTCTAATAACTAATATTAATCAATAAATAAAACTTTTGCAGCCATTGCAGGTTTAAATTTAACTGCCTTACGTGCAGGAACTTCCATTATTTCACCTGTTTGTGGATTTCTACATTTACGCGCTGCTCGTTCAGTCACCATAAATTTACCAAGTTCGCCAAGTTTAACTTCATCGCCAGCTTTAAGCACTTCCATCATAACATCAGCAACTTTATCAATAACAGCTTTTGCATCTTTTTCATTCTTTAAATTAAGAGCACTTTTAATTTTCTTAGCAAATTCACTTTTAGTCATAATACTAAATCTCCATGTTATTAAATTGTTAAGTAATATATAGTAATTAACGCATTATGTAATAATAGATATGTAATTATTTGCAATTAAGAATTTCACTTGCAAATCCATAGTTTGTTGAATAGTATATCTTTTTAATTCCTTTACTTATAATAAATGGCATACAACTTGCACATGGTCTAGCTAAACCATATTCACCATTCTTTTTTACACGTACTATATACAACTCTAGATCTTTATAATTAATATCTTGCTTTATTTGATTTAAACATGCTATCTCAGCATGCAGTGTGTGCATATTTTTTATACTAAAGTCACATTTATACCGATAATTATCGTATTCAGCTTGTATAGGGTGTGTTTTAAGCTTATTAGATGATGCAGCAATAATTTTATTTTTTAATACAGCAATACAACCTAAATGAAATATATCGAAATTCGACTCCAAAGCGATTGTTGCAGCTCTATCAAAAAATCTCATTTGCTGTTTCGAAAACATATAACCATCCTGAGTTGTGCTATAATGAACTGAGCAAGTCATCCTGCTCAATAAGTAAAGCCATTATAGCACAACTTGTTTAGTCTGTCAACTAAAAAATTCAAAATTTTATTATAAACGGTTTATCTGCTATTTGACATTAAATCATAAACAACTGTCACATAGTTGATTGCCACATAGTGGACATACTTTAAATTTTGCTAGTTCAGCTTTAATCGGCAATTCTTTTTCAGATAGCTTTATACATTTATCACTAATTGATTTATGCTCATTATATTTGCGATGCAATTCAATTAGGTTGCCTATATTAGACATACTTACATTTTGTATATTACTAAGCACATCAATAATAGAATTAAATTTACTTTTTAGTAACAGTCTTTTATTTTGTTTAGCCAAGCTGTCAATAAAATCAGCATTAATTTTTCCAAGTATAGAATTTGAAATACATTTATTTAATGCACGAACTTTTTTATTAATATTAAAATGTTCTTTTGTCTTTATATTTAGCTTATTCAATTCTATTATTGTTGAAATTAAACCAATTGTTGCAGAATTTTTTTCTATAAGTGAAACAATATCACATTGTAAAGCTGTAATATTAATTTGATTTTTTATACTGTTTAGTATTACATTTAAATCCAAAAGACACTTGATTGTATTGTTAATGTTTTCAATTTTATCAGTGATACACTTAATTTGTTGTGTCTTATTTGCAATATTGATGGATGTATTTTTATCTGAAGCATATCTATTCAACTCTTCCAGCATAGAATATTTATGCTTATAAGCAATTAAATCACTATATAATTTTTCAATAGGTGCAAATTCTTTTTCTTGTGATTCTAGTTGCTCTAAATCATGCTCAAGATGATCTTTTACTTTTTCATTTGTAGCAATATCATTTGCATTTGATTTAACATCAGTATTATAATAGTCATTCATTGATGATACATCAAATGTACTTCTATATGTTAAAACATTATATAGTGTTGATTGACTACCAAATATTAGAAATGGCGTTGAAAACTGTAAATTGAAATTAAAATTAATGTCTTCACCATTAATATCAAGGTTGCCTATTTTTAATATATCAGCTGCTTGCTGTACAGCTGATCGACCAACTTTAGCATATTTGTTTCCATTTACAGTATAATAAAATTTATCACCTTTTGACTTTACATGCCTCGTATACGATACAGAATCATCACCAAGATTAATTTCAATATTCATTGTATTTTTTCCAAATGAAATATCACTATCTGAAAATTCATTTGTTGCAATATTATGAATACTTCGCATTAATGTCGATTTACCTGAACCTGATTGACCAATAATAAGGTTTAAACCAGGCACAAATTCAACATCACAATGATTTACGATTCCTACATTATCTAATGTAATTTTCATAATTCCTCAAGTAAAAGCTTAAGCTCTCTTGCAAGATTATTTTTATTTTCATCAATATTCGTTAACTTATAAAAAAGATTTGTTAATAATGGTTCATGATTACCAATATTATATGCTTGTATCATTACATTGTACTTTTCAACGGTGTTAGCACTCATTGAATCAAAATCTTTCTTTAAGAAAGAGATATATTCATCTAATGTTTTTGTAGAATTATACAAATCTACAAATTTCTTATATACTTCATATTGTTTAATTGCATGCTTAAGACTTTTGCTTTTAGTACTAATTTGCTGCATATTTGTATTACCTGTCATTTTATCATGCCTTATTTATTTGAAAATGGATTTTCAAAATTAACTAAAAAGCTAATATAATTGTAAGCTTTTTGAATTTTTGATGTAAGTACCTTATATTTTTTAACTGTATCTAAATCAGGTATTATACATACATCATCAGAATTACTATTAATAGACATGACATAATCTGAGAATATAGTCATATAAAAATCAGTCATTATTTCATTCGCTTTTTTCAGTTTAGTATATAGCGATCTAAGTTCTGAAAAGCTTTTAATATTTTTAAGAGTAATAGAATTGATAAATTCATCATTATATGTGCTCACATTATTAGCACGATCTTTCTTTGCTGATACTTTTGGCATAACATTAAATTCCTACATTAAACTTAAACTAAAAATAAAAACTTAGTCATTATAATGACTAAGTTTTATATACAACATTTTATTATTATAATAAGCATTTAATGCCAATTTATTACAATAAGATTGTTCATATTGATGAAAACAGTACCATATTCAACACTATATTTTTCTGTGTTATCTTCTTTAAGAATTATTCCAACTGGTACAAGCTCATTATTTTTTCGTAAATAATTGATTATTTTAAAGTCTTTTGATTTTAGAAAATCTGAATTTTGAAGCTTACTAGCTAAATCAAATTTTGATGATTGAAGTTTATAATCATATAAATCATGTCTGTCATATTTGATTTGCTTAATAGTATATTTATTAAATAGTGTTAAGTAAAATCTATATTCATATACAGCTGAATTTTCATTTATTTCAACACCTTGAAATGCAGGCAAATCAGAGACATCAACTATACAACCATAACCATCTATAACTTTTCCAACACCGTCACCAACTTCTGATGTACAATTATCATGATATTTGTACTTTTTAAACTTTTTAATAGTTGGTAAAACATGTGCTTTATACCAATCAGCATAATCTGATAAATCTTCTTTTGTATAATAGAATTTATTATCAGCTTTTGAATATTTAATATGATTAATAGGCACAACAGTACTACAAAATGCTTCTGATTTATCAAGATCATCTAATGATGAAAAACATTCTATTCCGTCTCTAACAGCTTCTTTTGTATATATTCTATATTTTTCTAATTTTAAATCATATAATTTTTCTTTTGAAATTATTAACATGGTTTTATATTCCTAATAATATAATAAAATCACCCACCTATAAATAGATAGATGGGTGACCTAGGAGCTTTAGTATGAATGACGGCTTAATTTTATATTTAAAGCAATATAAAAGCAAATAATGTAAATTCTATTATCACAACAGTACTACATCATCGATCAGCCATTTTTATAGATATTTGATTCATCTATAAAAATTACTAAATCTTCAAATTCTCTGTTGAACTTAAAATGCTGTTGTGTATAAAATTTCCATGTAATTGGATATTTCTCTATTTTTTGCAACAAAAAATTTAATATAGATAATTTATTATTAGCTCTAAAATCAGAATCTAAACATTTTGCAATATTTTCTATATCCTCTATAATTGATTTATAACTAATATACAAAATACATAACATTTTATAATTAGACTCAACTATAGAACTTGTCATTATACAAACCTTACTTTTGAAATTTGTGTCTGCTTAATACCGTTATATTCAGATAATTTTTGAACAGTAGCTTCAACCTGTTTATGTGATTTAAAATCAGTGTCCATGTTTTCATTTGCAAATAATGTAATTGAATTACCATTTACATCATGAATTTTATATAAATACCATTTTGAATCACCATTTTTAAATTTAGAAGTTCCTGATTTAATCATCTTGAAATCTCTAATACAAAATGCTACAGAGTCGCCTTCTTCACCTAAATATTCAGATGATTTTTCAATTTCATTTAATGCTACAAATGACATGTGCTTGTCAAATGAAGCGAATGAACTTGCAATTAAACCAAGTTTAACTTCATCAATTTTTGGTTTAGCAATTTCTAATTTTACTTCTTTAAAGTAATCACTATCTTGTGAATTGATATATGCAAACCATTTTGATACACGATCTTTTACAGAAGACAACTGTTCATCTGATAGTTCATTTTTGATTAGTAAATCAAAAAGTTTATTAGCTGTACAATTATCTTCATCATCAGCTCGCTTTACATATCCGTTTTGTGATGTTTCATATGCAGCATACTTAATAACAGACTGTACATCAAATTTAAGACCCATTAATTACCAAAGCTCCAAGTTTATCGTTAGTAATATTATCAACACAATACTACTAATATACATCACATATTGATAAAATAAAGCAGATGTTTTTATTTTATACCCATTTCGCTATAACACCACAATCCATATAACCTGCAACTTTTTCTTTAAAAGCTTCCCATCTTTTATCACCAGCCTCAGGTGGATATGTATATGGCTGTGGACAAAGTTTTCCAGTTGCATCTCCATGTCTAATTATATGATTTAATTTAATCTTATATACATTTGCAAGATATGCTACAGTCTTTGCAACATTTTCAACAGCCTCATCTTCAAAGTACCAATCTGTTGCTGTTGCTGATTTATCATTTTTAGTATCAGTCTTCTTAACACAAAAATCAACACCTATTGAGTAATAGTTGCCTTTGAAATCATCACCATCTTTTTGCCACTTTAAGTGATTACGTGCAGCAAGATCATATCTCCAATCCTTAACTTTATAGTTAGCTAATTCTTCTAAAGACATTACTTTACCGCTTTTTGGCTGTTGCACTTTCCCTCCAGCAACATGCCATGCTACATATTTTAATGGGACAGCTGCATAAATATCTTTTTCATCAATATAGAAGTGAGATGAGGCGCCTGTATTTTTCTTCATTGCCTTACACATTGATTTTGCACTAACATTCATACATGCTGTATAATGAACAACAATCCAAGTTGGGGGATTACTAAATTTTTTACCATGTGCATACTCATATATTGGATTATGAATATTAATTTCAACAGGTTCTTTCTTTACTTGCACTTTTTCAATTTCAGTATTTACAGCAGGTTCTGATTTAGAAGACTCAAGTAAATCAGCATCTGAAGTAGCTATATCTGTAATCTTTTTTTCTATTCTAATATCACCTAAAACAGATTTAAGGACACAACCAATTTTACTACACCAATCTTTTATCATGATAATTCTCCATGGTTGTATAAATTGTATAAAATTAAAGCCATAGAATGATACCTAAGTTTTAGATATCAACTATGGCTTAAACAGCATTACATCTATGTAGCTTATTACATATATTATTTGCTTTTACGATTTAATACTTTTTCAATATTAGCAATTCTATTTTCAAGTTTTGCTACTCTATTGTGCTTAAATCGACTTTCTTTAACATTCAAACCATTACTAGCAGCATCTTTAAGATCGCCTAATGTAATATTAACATCACCAGCACCGTCAGTCTGAGGCATATATTTACGAAGTGTAGCATCCGCAGCTGGTTTTGGTAATACCATACAATTTGCTGTTAAATAAATTGCAGCTTTAGCATCATTGCTAAGTTTATTCCAACCAGCAATTGGTGCATTTTCATCTTCTGCTTTATCAGGTTTTTTAACAGCTTCAACACGTTCATCAGTTATAGCGGCAATTGCTTTTCTTACATTACCAGTTAAATCTTCAAAATCAGCATCTCGTACACGTGATGTATTTGTAGCAAGATATTCAAGACCGTCATGACTACCATCAAAATCAACAATACTTTTGAATAGTTGATCTGGTGACATTGCATATAAGTTCTCTAATGCTTTGCTATTAGCTGATGGCAACTTTGATTTACCAGCTTTTAATGCAAGAGCCATAATTAGAGCTTGTGTAACTTTAAGAACATCAGACGCTTTTTTAAAGTCGATTCCTTTTTCTTGTGTTATAATTTGAAGATCTAATGCTTCCATTGTAGCATCAGGGTTTACACAAGCAGTCTGTGACCAACGATGATGACCATCAATAATTAATGAGCCGTTACATGTAATAATAGGAATTTTTATTTTAACACTATCACCAGCAATAAGCTGTTTACAACTTGCAGCATTTTGTACAGGGAATTTTAATGAATTTGAAAATCCAATTTCATTTTGTGTAGGATGTAAATTTTTAACAGGTGTTGCAGCATTTGCAACAAATTTAAATTTTACATTCTTTAAACCCATTTCTTCAAGTTGATCAGCTGATAATGTACCAGCAACTAATTCAAGTGCTAAACGCCCTTTTTCATCGCTCATCATCGCATTGACGTCTTGAACGAAATCAATAAGTCCAGCATCTTTTAAACTATTTGTAATTGCAGCAATTTTCTGTTGAACTTCAGGGTCTTTACCTGCTTTATCAAGATCTTCTTTACTTGCAACTGTATCTTCAGCAGCTGTCTCATCTTCATCAGCTTCAAATTTACGACGATTAGCTGTATTTGCTTTAAATGCTCTTTCTAGTCTTGCAATACGATCTTCTAAACTAATACGCGGCATTGTTATATTCTCCATATTAATATCATTAAATATTTATATAAAAGATGTAAACATTCAAATATATTTGATATTTAATTTATATATTAAATGATAAAACCCATTCAGCAATCTGTTCTTTTACAGTTGCTAAAACATTATCTTTATCATAGTTATCCAGCACCTTATTGATATACGCAGCTACAGTATTCATATCATCTTCTTTCATACCAATTGTTGTTAAAATAGCAGTACCTAATCTAATTCCAGATGGTCTTGCTGGTGGATTAGGATCATATGGAATTGTAGAATATGAACACTCTATACCAGCTTTTTCCAATGCAATTGCTGCAGTTTTTCCATCAATGCCTTTAGATGTTAAATCTACGACCATTAAATGCGAATCTGTACCACCTGAAACAATATTAAGTCCATATATATGCACTAATAAATCTGCAAGACGTTTTGCATTCTTAATAACTTGCTCAGCATATATTTTAAATTCAGGTTGAAGAGCCTCACCTAAAGCAACAGCCAATGCAGCAATCTGATTCATGTGCGGCCCGCCTTGCATTTCGGGGAATACTGATCTATCGATTTTCTTTGCAAGTTCACCACTACATAATATCATACCACCACGCGGTCCTCGAAGTGTTTTATGTGTAGTAAGTGTAACAACATCAGCATAAGGAATAGGTGAAGGATAAGCTCCGCCAACAATTAAGCCAGCAACATGAGCAATATCTGCAACAAAATAGCATCCTGCTTTATTTGCAATTTCACGTAATCGTTTCCAATCAAGAATACGACTATATGCAGTTGTACCAATGAGCATCATTTTTGGATGAAGATTATAAACAAAATCTTCAAGTTTGTTATAATCAATCATCTTTGTGTCTTTATCTACATCAAACTGATGAACAGTATAATTCTTTCCAGTGAAGTTTACTTTGTGACCATGTGTTAAATGCAATTTGTTAATCTTATACTCTCATATAAGTTCGGACTATACCTTCGACTTAAACCAAGAATTTTTTATAATGTTATCTCTAACATACTTATTAAGTGTATAATCTAAATTTTCATCAAAACATGTAATACCTGTA